TGCTGGCATTTTCAACAAAGGCTTTTGAATTTGTATCGCCTGATTTCACCAATTCGGCTTGTGATTTTTTCAAATCGTCAATTGATTTCTTAACTTGTGAAGTTGAGGCAAGCATCGCCTGAACGTCTATATCCAATTCTGCAATCGTGATTTTAGCCATTATAAATTATTTAGTCTTATTAATTCTACTGTTGTTTCTTTACCCGGTATGAAATTTGAAATCTTATTCAACATAAACGAACCTCCTAATTGTTTGAAGTAATACGGTACTGAAAAATCTACGTCTGAAACTTCACTATCTTTTAAATTCAATCGTACATTTAAAACCTGTGTTTTATTTAAAATCTTTTTAATGTCTGGATAGTATTTTGAAATTATCTCGTTAAACGTTAAGCCCGTAAAACTTTCAACGGGTGCGGATGTTATCGTTTGCGATGTAAATAAACTAGGACTACCAATCGTTACGGACGTGTCAAATGTTTTTTCGACACTTCGCATAAAATAAAATCGGTTTGCTAACGGCTTGTAAGAAGTCGTTCCATCGTCTTTTGGTTCTTTATCCCATAACTTGTAAACCCTAGAGGTAAATCCAAGATTTTCGCTAAAAGATAATTCTGGACTGTAAATTTTTGAAGGGATGACCGTTTTAGAATCATCTAAATTTTTATTATCAATAAGTAAAAAACCGTCATTGTGTTTTTCATTTTCATTATTGTACTTGTAACGCATCCAATTATTTTGAGCGTAACTTCCAAAAATATATTTTTCACCTTCTAGACTTACGAATTTACTTGACCAATCAATTGCGTTTTCAAAGTTGGTAATTTCTGAAACGCTTTTGAAGTCGTAAACGGTTGAGTACTTTTCTTTAAATAAAGTAAGTCCAAAACGCCAAACGATTTCATTTAAAAAATCGCGCATTGTCATTCCCTTAAGTTCGTCTAAGAAATCAATGCTTAAAGATGCTCTTTCGTCTATGTTTAAATATAGGTAGTTCCCTGTGCTTGTAGAGTTAAAATAGATACCTTCAACAAAAAAACTAAAAATATCATTAGCGTTTAGTTGAATTGGAACAAATATAGTTGTTTCGACTCCTTTTTTTAAATCGCCAATCGTATAAATATCTCCGTTAACGAACATTTTCAATACCCCGTCCGTTTCTGTTGACGGGAAAAACCTTGAAAAGGTAAAATTAGCCTTAACCGTTATTTCAATAAAAGCATTTTTAGTCAAGGTGAAATTTTTACCGCTTTGCGTGATAGTAGATGTTGTTATGGTTGGAGATAATCCCGTTAAAGTACTGGAATTTGAAACAAAAGTCTCTGTCTTATAAGCCGTTATTTTTACGCTTCCAGAAGGTGCGCCCTTTGGATATGTCATAAACAAATTCAAATAATTTGGATCTGTTTTGAAACCACCATTAAAGGTAAAACCCGAATATGTTTCGATTTGACTAACCAACCAACTAGCTTTTACGCTTGGGGCAAGATAATCAATATTAATTTTGTTGGTATCGTACAAAGATTTGCCGTTGTAATCCGCTATAATGTACTTATAAGGCTTGGAATTATCAAACGTACTAACTACTTCGGCCGTTGTTTTTGAATGGCTTAAAGCTGTTAAATCCAAGTCTGCCAAAGTTTTATTTTCAATTACCTTGTAAACTTCTAAATTGCCATCGTAAATATTGCATTTGAAATCCTTTGCCGTTTCAGAAACAACCGCCCACCCTTCAAAGACAAAGCACTCCCCTGCATCGTTAAACAATGAAGCAACGTTTTTTTGATACGGTACGTTTGAATCATTCCCGATAATTCCCAACCCTTCAAAAGTCCGTATGTTCTTTGCGGTTCTAGGAATCGAAAAACTATTGGTATAATTCGTTTGACGCGTCGAAAGACTTAAAATGTCATTGACTTGTTTTGTTTGCGCTAATTTACCATCGTTTTTTAATTCGATTTCCTGACCTAAAATAAACAGCCTCATAGTTTTCGTGTGTTACGTTGTGGCAATTCAAAAGTGAAGTTCATTTTGTTTTGTACGTTCTTTGCGTTTTGTATTCTAAAATCAGTACTGTTCAAAGATATTTCCATCCAATCGTTATAACCAGCTTTTGCGAAAGGTTGCCCGGTGAATAAATAAATCTTTGGACTGTCAATAATTCCAGACAATAATATATTTTCGTCTTGATTCAATACATCTGAGGAAACATTTAAAACATCGTTTGAAGTTTTCCCTATTTGAACCGATGGACTAATAGTATCGCTAAAGTTTTCAGTATCATTTTCTAATTCGCCTAAATCCTTTGTTTTGCGGTTTCTGTTTCCGTTGGTAAAAAACCAATAGTTAAAACCTCCTAATTCATTAATCCATTTTAGATAATGACCGTTGCACGTTTCATTTATCTTGTCAACCGTTGCGTAATAATCAAAAGTATTAGAAGTGAATTTAAGCACGTTTAAACCATCGGTTAACGGCAATACATTCTCTATTGTCGTTGTAGTATTACCGTCGCTAAAACAAAGCCTGTTGACCTTATTTGTGGTTGCAAACGTGTAATCTAAAATGTTAGTAAGGTTAGTTACTTTTAAATTCGTAGTTGTTCCGGTGTAAACAGTAATATCGAACGGATAACCTTCCCAATGTTTTAAATAACAACTGTTGTTAACTGATTTTGCATAAGGCGAAAGGATAACGGGATGTGTTAAACTTTGGTTAATTGGATATTTAATCTTATAATCGTCTAATTGTAGTAATCCAGATAGTACTTTAATGTTTCTTGTGGCAGTTTGCACGCTTAAATCTGATAAAGTAACGGTAAAAACCACGTCTGAATTAAGAAACACCTTAGAAGTCCAGTCATAAACGTAACCGTTAACCGCTATATCTTGAACTAAATCGTCTTTAAAGTTATCCACGTTTAGAATTGACGTGATCCACTCCTTAAAGTTGAAGTAAAAAGAACCGTTTGGATGTGGGTACAAAGTTTTAACACTTGTTCCAATGGTTATAGTAGCCTTTTTTGGTACTAAAACTGAATCAGATTTAAAGTAAACCACGTTATTAACGTAAGCTAATAGTAGTTTATCGGTTGCTATGTCGGTTTGAAATGTTATTGCCATTATGCTGCTTCTAATTCGTTAATTAATATCACTAATTCGCTTGTGTATTGTACCATCATAACCGCCCCTACTTCATCTATAATGCTTTGTATTCGTATGTCGGTTACTATTTCGCTAATCAATTCAACGCCTCCGTGTCGTTCTCTTTTCCAACCCTCGTTAGCTATTTTTCTAGCTATCAAGAAAGCCAAAGATGAAAGGCTAATATCTTGCAAAACAGAATTAAAAACACCTTTGTCGATAATCCATTGTTTGATTGCTTGGATAGGCGGGAATTGCCCCGCTTGTCTTCCCGTTTCCAATTGTTGAGAATATTCCTCACCAATCAATTTAACCGTGTTTTCATTCGCGATAACCTCCAAACTATTTGCCCACTTGCCACTTGACCGCATCCCTTTAGCATCATAAGCCTTGATTAAATCAGCTTTTAACAACTCGAATTGTTCCGATAAAACAGCCTGATTACTCACGTTTTGAGTCTTTAATTATGTGCAACGCTAACTGTTTAATGTGGTCATCAGGATATATTAATCCTTTAGATTCACACCATTGTTTTATTGATTTTTCAATTACTTGTGCTTCGTTCATAATTATTTTTTATTAAATTTCAAAACTCCTTATTTGATACGTGATAAGTAAACCGTCTTTATTCGTGTCTAATACGTTCACAACGTCAATAGCATCTAATTGCAACACTTCTAAATCAGTACACCCGAAATAGTTTGCCATTGCGTTAAACTCGTTTAGTAGTGGTTCGATGTTCAGATTATACTTTGAAACGCTTTCAGAATTACCGACCTCGTTTAAATACGGCATATCAATATTTGATTTCTTTACTAAAAAAAACATCCCCGAAAACACATAAGACGCTACTCTCGTTTTGTTCTTGTTCATCTCGGTTTTACGTGGGGATGGTTCGTGTAAGCAATAGATTTTATCTAATAAAGTATCTGACTTTAAAAGATTTAAATTTGCTTTCCTACCGTAGTGATAGGCTATATTTTTACCATTGCAATAGGTTTGAAGTATGCGTACAAAGTCAATCATTTGCTTTTGCTTTTTAATTTGGAATAAGAATCGTTAACCTCTGCTTTTTCTTTGTGTAACACTAACAAAGTAAGTATTTCATTATATGGCTTGTCCTGTAAATCATACGGGTAAATGTGGTATATCTCGCCCAACTGAACCAAAGGCATAAGGTTTGAAAACTTGTTTAATTTTTGACCGCCTGCCATTTCCCAAAAGCCTGCATCCGCATTAATAGATTGTAAAAGTTTGGTTTCACGCTCCTGTAATTCCTTGAAGGTTTTAATCAAATAGTTTTGTGCTGAATAATACATATCAATAGAGCAATCCCAAAAATCTATTTCATTAACTCTAAAAGCCAAACAAAACAAATCTTTTGCATTGTTCCAATCTTGTATGGATTTCATTAGATGTAAGCAACTACGCACGTCTTTATAAGTCAATTTATTGAAGTCAATCATTCCATTAGCAAACTTATTGCAAGGCTTTAAATGCTTTAATACAGCATCGTACCGGATAGTATCGGCAAGTTTGGAATACTCTAATAGATTTATTCTATCCATATCCACAAAGGTATAGAAAAAACTAATACAATAACGTAATTAATTGATTTATTTTTAGATGGTAATTCTGGTGGTGTATGTTTTTTTAGTCATAACATCCCAAAGGATATAACCCAATGGGTCAAGGCAGTGATTAAAGTCATCGTTTGGAACTTCGCCCGCCTTATTTGACCAAGCATAATTGTTTAATTCCTTAATTATATTCTTTGAATCAGGATCAACAATTATTGTCCAGTCTTGAAGTAATCTAACCCGTTCCGCAATCTTTGGTTTATCAATGCCTTTAATGTTGTTTCCTTTGCTTTTAAGTTCAGATATAAGTCTTGGCTCTGCACTATCTGCTATTATTAATTTTCGCCCCGCAAATCGATTGTTTTCATTTGCTATCTCGGCAGTGGTTAATTTCGTGGCATAAAGATGTTCTTTTACCCAAATTGTTTTAGTGGTTTTATCTATGCACGTTTCAATTAGCGTAGTGGGATCGATTGTAAACCCATAATCCTGACCGAAATAATTATAATCATTGTATTTAAACGGTTCGATTTTCCAATTGGTATAAACAACACCCTCCGCTTTATCTAACCAACCCCCTAAAATAACGTGATTGTATTTTTTAGGGTTTGTTTCTTTTACCCGTTCAACTTCATCTATAAAAGACTGGTCTAAATTTTCAAAGTTGTCTAAATAAGTGGTATGAATGTAGGTGACATTGTTTTTAATTCCGTTAAACCCTTGTTGAACTCCAGCAGCTTCAAAAAACCTTTTATAAATCCAATGCTCTTTGGTTGCCGGGTTAAGAATTAAGATTACCCTGTTTTGTTTTCCTTTGGTTCTAATAGATAGGTTTATCTTGTCGAAATTAGTTTCGCTTTGTTCTTCTTCCGCTTCGTCTAATATCCACGTTGTAACACCTTGCAATGATTTTAAATTAGCTGTGTTACTTCCTGATGAAGTTTGCAACCCCCTGAATATTATTTCGCTTCCTGACTTCTTGTTAACGATTTCTTGCTTATTAACTTGAAAGAAATCGTTTAACTCCATTAAGTCAATCTTTTCTTGGAACTCTGGAATAATTGACAGATGCGCACTTGTCATTGTTTTACGTGTGAATAGTATTTTATGGTTTGATTCAAACGACAAAAGGCTGGCAAATGTGCCAACCCCGAAAGATTTTGAAGAACCTCGCCCGCCTGTTATGATAAAAAAACGGGTGTCATTTTCAAATAAAGGATTGTATTTTTTATTTAATACAATCACTCTTTAAATTTAAGTATATCCTTTAACTCAAAGTTATTGATGTTTACGTTTTGATCTACTGTTTCTTTAGGTTTTCCAAACAAATGTTCGGCCACAAATAATTGACCTCTTTGAGATTCTAACAATGTTTTTACAAATTCTTTTTTCGCGTCCGAATCATTGTCTTTTTTGTGAAACTCTTTTAAAGCGGAAATTAAAATAAAATTTACATTTTCCTCAACGGCTTTTGCGGGTCTGCCTTTACTTAACTTATTGCCCTTTTCAAATCCCATTATGTTAAAAGTTGTGTTTAAACACAAAGATACAAAATAAACTAATACCACAACGTAATTTTAACTTATTTTAAAAAGGGCAATCATTTTTAACTTTCGGGATTAATTCTAGCTTACTTCTCAAAAAATTAAGAGAGTAAAACTTACTTGCTATAACATATCCTATTGTACTTCCTTTTAGTATTTGTTTAATCAACTTACCAGACTGTAAATTATAGCACAATCCACATTTAGTAAACACGTAATTTGTGGCGAAATTTAAACGATGGGTTGCAATATAATTTACAGTGATAGTCATAGTTTATCGTGTATTAAAGTTACTGTTAGCGAGTAGTTACCTGCTATTTAAACTCAACTTTATAAATAACCGAATCTTTGTAGGTAATTGGGAATTTCAGCATCTTTAAGCTATGATAAGGAAAATTAAATTCCTCACATAGCTTTTTAAAATTACCCCTTGCGATTGGTTCGCTAAGGGGTTGGATCAGGATTATTATTGATTGTCTTTGCATTTTTCTTGTCTTTTTATTTCTTCCTCTTTTTTAAACATCATTAAAAGATCATTTAAGTTATATCTTATCTGCCTTACTTTATAAAAAGGAATATAAATATTATCCATTGCTAAATAATAGTAATTATCATTTACCCATTTAGTAAATTTTAAAGCAAATTCTTCGGCTTGTTTTGTTTCTTTCATAATTCTTTTATTTTATAGTTTAATTTTTCCATCTGTAACAGCTCTCCTTTACTTGGTGGTTTATTTTTAAATTCAATCCACTCTTTTCTCCACTTACTAAAATACACCGTCATATTTCAAATTTTTATATTTAATGCGCCATATTCCTGTATTATACAACTTCTTATTTAATGGATAAGAATAATAATCAAACATAAAAATATATCCATTCGATTGCCTAACCGCTATAAAATTAGGGGTTAGGCAGTAGTTATCTTTGTATTTAGTTACGTTCATAATTATTTAAATCGTCAAATTGTTTTTTTTGTTGAACTAATTTAGCGTGAAGTTTAGTTCCTACTGTTACTGTTTGTCCGAAAATTTTAACTGTTTGTTTAGCTGCTTTCATAATGTTTGGTTTTTGTTTCGCTTTATTGCTGGTGTAAAGATACAACTAATATTTACATAAACAAGTATAATTGTAATTATTTTTAAAATATTTCTAAAAAAAATAAACAGCAGGTAACAATCGTTTGTACTAAGCGGCAGAACATACGCAACTGGATAGCCGCCTAGTACAAGCGACAAACGTTATGTGAGATTGTTAAACCTCGCTTTTCAGTTGAAATTTATCCTCTAACATTTGGATTAAATTTTCACTCATAAATGGCTCTGTATCTCCTAAATGTAATATCTCAATTTTTGATAAATATTTTTTGTCTATATTTTGAACTATCCAATCACAATGAACAAATTCAGCACATATAATTCTGTCAGCAATATCGAGCATATATTTTTTCAAATGTATGCCACCGTGCCTTTCAGATAAGTATTTGTTTATTCCAGCACTTCTAAACCTATCTAAAGGATATTTATTTTGAAAGTATATTTCTGCTGTTCTACTTCTATCTCTATTTGCTGTGCATACGAATAGTATATTCATTGTGTTTCGTTTTAAAAACCCACAACCTCACATAACAAGTGTTTGGCAAAAAAGCGGGTTTGGTTATTAATTTAAAGTTTGTTTTGTGTTATCATATTCTTGGCTTCGGGAAAACGATAGTTTTTATTTGTCCGCTTCTTCGCCAAGCACTCGAACGTTAGCAGGAATACTATATTAATTGCTATCAATCAAGAATATTTCAATAGTAGTATTTATACAGCTATTCCAAGTTTCAGTTAGTGTTATGTTTATTAATTTTACTTTAAGAAGTTCCTCGTGATAATCTTTAGATTCTTCTTTATATTCTGTTTTTTCATCTTTAAAAAAGTTAAAAGGGTAGCAAGTTACATTATCACCTTTTTTTAAGCCTAATTCAAAAATTGTTTTTGCTAAATTTTCAGCGTACTTACCTACTATTATATGGTTGTTATGGTAAATTATAAATGATTTTTTCATAAGATATTTTGTTTTAGCGACCCGTACTCCTGCTAACAGCTTGTATAATAAATACGGGTATCAGTTATTAATTTAATTATTGTTTTGTGTCTTAAAGTTCAGTCTTTAATCAAAGTATCGGTCTTATTTTATCCCGTACTTACCATACAAGCAGAACGTTAGTATCCATTTTAGAGAACGATTGTGCTTTCAACCTCATTTCCCCAAATATCCCAACCAACGGAGCTATTTCGAGCAAATAATTCTACTCTTGGAACATCGCCCATAAGTTTTACTATTTGCTCTCTAAACGCATTTGGTTTTTTAGAATGTTTATCTATTGGCTCAACAACTACAGATCTTATTCCTGCGTTTATTCGTTTTGGCTTACCTTTTACAGCAATAAGACAACATTCAGATCCTGCTCTAGTCCAAAAACCCATTCCAAAAAATAGTTTAGGAATAAATATTAAGTTGAATTTTTTAAATATTGGCGAGATTGTATCGATTATTGCTTGCGGTAATAATGGTTTTTTTGATGTTTTTATCCAATTAAAACCAGTCATTGTTTTTATTGTAAAACCCCAACTTTCAGCAAGTTTAATGGCTTCTTTTGGTTGTGAACCAACCCACCACATAAATAGAACGCAATTTTCATCTGCAATTTCATTTATTGGTAGCTTACACATTTCATCTACACTCATTGTGTCATAATGTGCGGATGCTCCACTTTTCAAACTTCCTCCTGTATTTTTGTTGTTAAAACTCCAAGCGGGATCTGCATAAATTATATTGTATTTTTTCATATTTGTAAATTAAATTTGGTTATAAAAACGGCTACTAACATACGCTTGTAGCTATATGCTACGACTATTTTCTTTCTATTCACGTTTTGTCTTGGCATACAGCGACAAGCTTTTCCGTTAAAAAAATATCCCCCCAAGTACCGGCAAGTGACAAGGGGGGAATGTTTCAATCTTGCCGGATTTCTTGTAAATGTAATTAAAAATAATATATGAACGTAACTTTTTATGTTAAAAGTTCGATTTATTTTCTTTTGCCTTTGGTTTAGCTTCTAAACTATCAACTTCATAAGGCAGCCAATCCTTATTTACACTAAATGTTATAGGCTGAAATTCTATATTTCTGCTGTACTCACATTTTGCAATAGTTAAATCATCTTCTTTTTCGATAAATACAACGGTTTCCGCTTTTTTAAGTACTGATGACCCAACGTGTCCAACTGGTTTAGCCGTTCCAAAATTCTTGTGTAATATCCCGGTAATGTGCATTTGTTGATAGTCTTTTTTTGTCGGTACTGCTGTCCACGCTAATAGCTTTTCTGTTAATCCTGTGGCTTGTTCTAATGAATTAAAATCAGTTACCAAGTCTACATACCCATCTATCGACATTAAGCCTATATCGTTCTTATATTCGCTTTCATATACCAACCAATCGACAAAGTCAAACCGTTCTTTTGGATTGTAAGACCTTAACGAAAAGGTTTTGTATAAATCATAATTACATCCTACTAATTCTAAAACTCGCCTTTGCACTCTTTGCGTGTGGTATTTTGATTGTTCGGTATCTAACGAAATGACTAAACGGTCTTTGCTACTATGTCCTTTTATACTTGGATTTAATAAATTGCTTTGTCCACCAATATACCCGGCTTCAATCATTGATTTAAAAAAAGTCTTTCTACTCTTTGATGCTCCGACTATACAGGAAAAGTCACCATAAGAACCGAACGGGATAGGATAGAATTGTCCTTTGTATTCTGAACTTCCGATACTGATTGCAACGGGTTGGTTTTTTATTTCCTCTGCTGGATCAATGTAAGAATCGTTTAGCATTTTACTAAAATCCATCGTTATTAACTCAGGGGTTGTTTTATCGAGTAATGAGAAATCTAAATCCATTTAGTTATAGTTATTAATATCTTTTAAAAATTCGTTTGCCGTGTTGTACATTGATTTTTCAATTTTATCATAAGTCCAAGCTTTATCTAATTGCTCAATAATTCCTTTTTGTTCCTTTGATATTATTTCTAAATTTAAAGCGTCTTCTAATCTGGTGCATTGCCCAACCTCTTTTTGTATTACCCCAATTGATTTAAAATAATTCTGTAAATCGACTTCGTTTAATTTCATTTTTAATAATTCAATATGGTGCGATAATGGCAAGTTAAGTCCTTTGTGAATGTTTTGTTTTGCAAAATTTATATCTTTAAAGTGATTTAACTCTACTTCTAAATGAATTGACAATAATTTTAAAAAAAGGATATTGTCATTAACATATTTTTTTTGGTTGTTTATAAGCTCCTCATTCAATAGTTTTAACGCTTCTATATCTTGTTCAAAGATTTGGTTTTTTAGTCGTTTAAAAGAGTTAAAAATCCTTTTTACTGCATTATCCGTGTGCCAGCTCATAATCGTTCTTGTTGTTTAATTGGTTTTTTAGGCTCTTTGTAATTTATGTACTTGTCGATTGTTTTTTGTCTGGAAACATATTCGAGCGTCACGTGTAGAAAATTATTGTTAATATGAAATTCGTCTTTACAAATGTTTTCTAATGTTGTTACAATATCGTCTTTTGTGTAACCCTCTTTTATCCTTGCCTTAAAACTTGACTTTACAGTTTCATTTATTGCTTTTGTGTTTTTACCCATCATTTGGTTAAATTGCAAAATCAATTTTTCCCAATTAAATATATCTATATCTTTAATTACAATTGCATTTCCTAAATGCTTAAGCATAGCTTGTAGCATAGCTTGTAGCTTAGCTTCGTCTTTTAAGTCATTTTCTACTATCTCGGAATGTATTTCTTCATTTGTTTTTGAAGTGTAGTATTCCTTGATTTTTACATATTCTTTAGGACTTAACAAGCCTTTTACTTTCTTCCAAAAAGCACCTACTGAGCCATTAATAGACTGTTTATTACTAAAGTCTTTACGTTCATTGATAACCAAGTTTAACTTCTCATTAAACCAGCCGCTATTGCTTTGCGTGAACTTAGCTTCAAGGGTAGCTACAAGCATAGCTTCATCGATACCTGAGCAGTACATTAATACCCGCCTTGTATCGTTTGGAATATATCCGTGCTGGTGTTGGTATATCATTAAATCTATATAACAGGCTCTTTCTTCGGGGAGCATCATTCGTGTTCCCTCATAAAAATCTTTAGCGTAAAACAAAAAGGCGGGATCTTTGCTCATAATTAAATTGCTTTACTTTTTTTATTTTGAATATGAAGTAAAGTAATTATTAAATCATCTAATTCTTTAGGTTTCAAATAATGCGTTTCTGATGAGCAACTTTCGTGATTGTGGATTGAAATACAAACATTTTCGCAAAGCGTTTCATCGATAATAATTTCAGTGTTCAGGTCTGAATTAAAAATTGAATGTGTCATAAAGTGTAGGTTATTTAAAAAGTAAATTCCCATTAATTCGGCTGATGTTGTGGAACAAGCCTCCTTAATAGGAATTTTATAATGTCTTTTTAAATTAGCAATGTGTTCCACCTCATTACTGAAATACAAATATACAAATTAAACTAATACAACAACGTAATAATTAATTTATTTTTCATTTATTTTTTCTTTGCCTAAAACATCAGGAATAGAGTAGTTTGTTTCCTTTTGGAGTTTGCGTATTTTATCGTTTAAACGCTCGTCATTGCCGCCTTTTTTGTATAGACGATTACGCCATTGGTAGCATAATAATAGTCTGTCTGCTGGGTTCGTTTTGGTTTTGGTTGTCATTATAGTTTTGATTTAATAATTAAAAATTTATCGTTTCTTCTCCAGTCAACAATTATAGATTGAACGGTGTATTTATCAGTTAATAATATGTCTGAAAATTGCTGTATTGATAGTCTGGGATATTTCAAATAATATTCAATAATCATTATTTTTTTACGTTCAGAAACTTTTGCAGTGTAGCATCCTTTTTGAAATCTACGACCTTTGAAATTCAATATTTTTTCAATATCTGAACTACTAAAACGAGAATCTTTTTTATCGTTGTTTATTCTTTTTAGATCCATTTTGTAGATCCTGCATCTTACCTGCTGAATTGTTAAATCGTGTGTTTTGGCTATCTATCTAACTGTCATTTTAGTTTTTTAATATTATCCCTAATCTCTTTTAAATTCTCGATATTCCAGACCTTAACCGCTTGTTTATCTATTCCGGCAAGCCTTACTAATTCATTGTAATTATCTTGCCCTATTCTATCAGGTAAATTCAAAGAATACCCCGCAAAATCCCCATCTTTTCTTAAATTACATTGCTGGCATTGACCGTTAATATTGTGCAAATTATATTTTAACGTTTCATAACTCCCTGCTGCAAAAAAATGTCCTGCTTGAAAATCTGGTTTCCAATCGTTCCCGCAACTGATACAGCTCTTTCCAGAATCCCTGTCTCTAACTTTAGCGTGTACAACTGTTTTAGTATTACTATGCGCCTTTTTAAGATCCGTTCTTTCCTTTTCCTCACGTTGTGTTTGCTCTAAATCTTTACGGGGTTTCTGAACCTTATTTATTGCATTGTACATTATTATTTTACCCCGTTCATCTTCTTGTAGAAACTTTGGATAACATTTAGGACAAAGACCGTGATTTCTGTAAAGTGTTAATTTTCCGCATCCATCAAAACCAAATGCTTTTCCAATTCCTTTGCAGTGTTTTTCTTTTATTGCTATCATTTATTCATAAAGCTAAAAAAGTGTTCTACTATTGGTAAAGTCCAACCGTCACCTAATAAACTACCGGCTTTCGTATCGTTTAAAGTGTCTAAATAGTTGTCAGGAAACCCTTGAAGCCTACACATTTCTATTTTATTTACAGTCCTTACAATACCGTCTTTATAGGAATAAAGATTGTTTGAACTTTCCATTAAACAAGGTGATTTTCCTTTAGTTACACGGCCTCGTCTTGTTGTTGAAGTGGGAAAACTTAAATCTAAACAATCATTTTCCGTTACTACATCGTAACCTTTTGTTGTGTTGGTTTTACATCTTAATTCATCGTTATATTCATAAATAAGAGTCAACATTCCGGTTGTTTCGTTTCGGTGCTTTAAATATCTTTGAGTCCCTTTTTTACCGCTACCAGTATTTAAACAGGTGTGTTTTTCAACTTCAACAACTCCACTGGTCAAAATATCCTTAAACATTATGCCTTTATCTTTAGGGTGCGGAATGTCTACAACGGTATCAAACATAGTCTGTTTTGTTCTTATGTTTGTCCAATAATATCTATCACGTAATTGAGCTGTAACCAAACTTGAATTTATACGAACTGGATAAACCCCCAACGCCCTGCTCATTATTCCAATGTCTAATTTATTTGCGCTTCCTACGTTTTCTTGAAAGAAAATAACATTTGGATTTAATGCTTTTATATGTTCGTATATTTCAACAAAAACAAAAAATAAACTACTTCTACTTCCATTAATTCCTGCACGTTTTCCAGCTGCGCTCAAATCTTGACAAGGCGAGCCACTACCTACAACATCCATACTTTTCCAGTCAATATTCCATTCTCTCCATTTTGTAATATCACCCACTTGGATGGTGTCAGGAAAATGATGTTGTACTAATTCGATTGCATAGGGTTTGATTTCACTTGAATAAGATTTGTTAATTACAAAACCTTGATTTACTAACGCTTGTCTTAAAGTTCCCATTCCGTTAAATAACGAAATAATATTTATTGGTCTATTTCTCATAAGTTTGGTTTATTATGTAAAGATATAAAAACTAATACATTAACGTTACTAAATTTTCAATATTATTTCCTGATTTGGTTCTGGTGCATCTATATCAAAATCTTCTAAAAGATAAATCCTGATTTCAGTCATGTAAACCTCCCAATCTGTTGTTGTTAATTCAGTCGTTGATTTCGTTGTGTTTGTGATTTCTCCCGTTTTAGTGTTTATTGATTCGTGAAATACAAACTTTTGAGATAGGAATTTATGAGCTTTGTCTATGCTCCAAACTTCGCCCCATAAGTCTTTTGCTCCTTGTTGCATTAATGGAATTAAACAACCCCAATAAAACGCATTTTGATTGTTGCTACGCTTCTTTTTCGGCTTTTCTAAAGTGAGTATCACATCGCTATTTTCAAAGGATTTAATGGCGTTTAAAATGATTGTTCTATTGCGTGTAAACTTCCCGTGTTGTACCGATGTGATTGACTCAAATTTTTTCATATTAAAAACTGTATTCTTCTACGTTTAAATGCTCGTCTATTTCAACTCCATTTTCATTAAAAAATAATTGTCTTTCTCTACAAGTGTACCAATGATTAACTAAGAAATTTAATATATCATCATCGATTAAATGCAACAAACTATCATTTTCATTTAGTAAATGTTTATGCTCGTGTTGTATAATCCAGCTTAATTTGCTGTTAATTTCTTCTACTAATTCTCTACCTGCTTCCATAATTTTAGTGTTTTAAAAACCCCCTTTTATATCGGGGGTGTTGTTAGTTCAAAAGTTTCGATTAATAATTTTAATCCGGGTTTATCTCAAAAAGGAAGGTTATCCGGTTCTTCTTCATTCAACGCTGGAGCTGTTGGAAAAGGTGCATTTGGCGCTTGTGGCTCTGGACTTTGTTTTGAAGTGTCAGCCGCTTTAATATTCCAACCTTGAATAGTATTGAAATAAACTTCTTTACCCTCTGGATTTGTCCACATTCTGCCCCGTAAGTTTATGCCAATTGTAACATCTTGCCCTGCTTTGTAACCATCTAAAACATCGCACTTGTCCTGTACAAATTGCACTTGAATGTCTTGTGGATATTGTTCGTCTGTTGTTACTACAACATCACGTTTTTTGAATCCTGATGTACCTACTTCTTTTGTAGAATCAATTACTTTTATCTTTCCAGATACTTCCATAATTATTTATTTAATTGTTTACTTGTTTCGTGTCTTTTGTCGAATAAATACGCTTTTAATTTATCCGTTGCTTTTTTCTTTTCTCTATACAAAGCGATATAGTAAGCATCGTCTTTGTGTAGTTCGTATTCGTTTACCTCGAACTTTTCTACGTATGTAAAAACGCTTCTTTGTTGCTCTGTAAGTTCGTTATAGTCTGCTTCCCGCATCCTTAAAAACATTTCGCCTGTTGCGCTCATTAGTAAATAGTTTTAATTAATAGTTCATATTTTTCGTCTGAATCGTTCAGCTCGTTTAGTTGTTCCTCTGTCATAATCTCACCGTCTAATTCACCGTAAACACAAAAAGCATCTACGAAATCTGGGTAATCGTTAAAATCTACACCCTCGAAACTCACGTTTGATATTTTAGTAAAGTCCATTACGCTGCTGTTTTATTGGTTAGTTTTTCTTTTAGTTCATCTTTCAATTTAATTACCAGCTTTTTTTCTTCTGCTGATAATGAATTGTAAGTAGTTCCAAGTGTTGCCACATCAAGACAAGCGTTTAATCTTGTTTCAATTCTTTTAACATCAATTTTTGTAGGTTGTACTACTTCGATTTCGCTTGAGTGTTTCAATTCCGTATCGTCAATTTTACCTACCGGAGTTAAGAAAGAATACAGTAAACAGTTTTTAAGCGCATACGTTGTTGCTTTTCCCGCCCCTTTGTCCTGTGGATCAACTCCGTGACCGTAACCCATTAACTCGATGCTTTCTCCGCTTGTGTGAAGTAGCATATATTTTACGGTTACTTTTGTAAATACAGATTGTTTTTGCGAAGTAGAACCGTTGTAAACTTGTTCCCATCTGTCAATTTGAGTAGTTTCTTTAATGTCAATTGGTAAAATACAAAGTCCGTTTTTTGCCATAACATCATTGAAAACCTCTTTTACATCTTGGTCTTTAGTTCCGTCATAGGAATTTGAGCCAGCACCTACTTTGGAGTTTTTCTCCATTCCTTTAACTTCTTTCATTACTGCTATAATAGCTGTTGCAATATTTTTCATAATCGTTTTTTTTAATTGGTTAAATTATCCTTTCATATCGCCATAAGCGATAATTAATACAAGTAATGCGGCAAAAAATGTTATTAAAACCGCTGCTCCGAAATTCCTTTTAATTGCTTCCATTTTGATTGATTTTGTTAAATGCGTTAACTACTTGTTCATTGTCGTTTAAGTGGATATTTCCACACATTTTCAACCATTCGTAAAATCTATTTACATTGTTAGGTTGTACTATTTCGGCATCAACAACATCAATGTCGAAAAGTGGAGCTGGTTCAATTCCTGCGTTTATTAACAATCGATTGAATGTTAAATCCTGCATTAATTTTGTAAGTGTATTTTTCATTTTGATTTCTTTTTATTGGTTTCTAATTCTTTTGCTTTTGCCAATGCTTTTAATGCTTCGGCTCGTTGTTCTTTTTGCGTTGTGTAAATCCAGTTACTCATTTTAATTATTCCAATTGTTAGTAAAATATTTATCACTTCCAAGATTTAACTCACTACCTACTTCGTGATTTCTTGCATTTATTTTGCCGTGTAAATAAGCTGTTTTTAAATGCTCATCTTGTACGACTTCATAACTCTTTAATACTCGAATAATAGTTTCGGGTGATGCGTTACTAAATTCGCTTTCAATTTTTTCTATCATCATTCTTACTGCTGTTTTCATAATTATTTTTTTAGTTGTTTAATTTTCCACATTCCTATCATAAATGAATCTTTGTTAATTTGGTTTCTGCTTACATACGGCTCAATAACCGTTCTTTTCTTAAGTGGGTAATTAGATACCACAAATAAAAAGGCTTTCATTACGGCTGTGTTAAAAGCCTTAAATCTTTCATAGTAAACCCGTTTTGAGGATTTGCAAACCCTTGACGAACTTTAGATTTAAGATTGTTGTTAACTGTAATAACTCTCATTTGCTCGTTAGAAATCTGTCTTTTGATGTATAACAAACAAGCATAGTATTTGTCAATTCTAACGTTTCCAGACTGCGTGAAATGATGTGTATTATTCGCTTCTAAAAGTCTGTCGTAGCGATTTTGCAAAGTTTTTAATCTTGTCATAATTTCTTTTCTTTAGTTGGTTTCTTATTTTGTTAGAACAAATGTAATACAACTTATTGACAACCGCAAATAAATTTACACATTTTTTACAACCGTTAGCACAAATTTTTTTTAGTCTGTGCAAAAAGCCTGTGTTTGTGGATTTCTAAACGAATGTCAGCACGGGTTTTTTTTCGCTCTGGCTGTGGCTTTGTTACGTTCATTGACCGTATTAAGGTTAATAATGCGTTTTCTTCTTTGGTTATCATAATCCTATTTGTTGTAGTTCTGATTCTCTTACGCTGTAACCTAATCTTGTAAGCATATTTGCCGTTACCATATCTGTTAACTCTTCGGGTAAATCTATGTTTACACTCGTCAAGGGATCATATACGGCTTGCAGTGTTGCAATGTCTATCGTATAGCCCCAAACAGGTGTTTCGGGTCTTTTGATGTACGTTATGTATGCTTTCTTTACGTTCTGTGGTGCGATCTGTAGTATCTTTTCTCCGTTAAATGTCGCTATCGGGTATTCTAAGGTAGGTATGCGTATAGAGTGCTGTTGCCTTGATGTGTATTCTTTGCTTGTTAATACTTCTATCGGTGTGCGCATCTTTAAGGTCTTTAAAGTTTGTGCGTATCCTATGTTGTTCGGTATCGGTACGGTGTGTCCTACGTTTTCATCACAGGGATCGCCACAACCAAATTCATCTTCTTCGCACCACGCTTCTATCGGTGTTACATCGGGGTCATTTAGTATATCGTCTTGTGGTATCTTTCCTTGTTGCTGATGGTAGCTATACAGGTCTGATATGTACAGGTAGTTTGTAGGTAGGGTGCATTTGCCAAGCGTTGATACGTTCATTGCGTAGTCGCTTACTTTTAGTGCATCTACGTATTCGGTCATCATTTGGGTTTTTTCATAGCCCATCTGCGTATAGGGTATCTGTGGGTTGTATTCTTCGGGTAGTCCTAATATGCGTCTGATAACAAAGTAAACGGCAAGGGGTATTTCCAGATTAAATTCGTCTGGGGTTATACTCGCACCTGTCTGACTTTTGTTTGCCAAATAGTGTACGTTGCGTTTTAAGGTGTTAATGTTTATCATTGTATATCGCTAATAATTCTGATACGGTAACAAATCTATCGTTTAGATTTAATCTATATAAATATACCATTTCGTTGCTACCTTCTAAGTTTCCGTAACCTATTAAATGAAAATATTTATACATTTCATCGCATCTTTGATAGCTTGCAGCATCGTAGCTTACTTCTTCGCCATTTATGTATGCTTTGTGATTATTCATTTCTTTCATTTCAACCTTCGACCAATCCTGTATTGTTTGTCTTGGGATTACCATAGCACTTAATTCGCCTTTATTGCTTGTGCTTGTGGCGAAAAAGATAATAACAAATGTTGCTGCTAAGAAAGATAATATGTATTTCATTTTATATGTATAATTGATAGTTCACTAAACTCCATGTATTTGCTGTACTGTCAAACGCAAATTCTGCCCAATCTCCTTTTGTTCCGTTTAGGGCTAACGTTGCAGTAGCTATTGATGATAAGTAGATGTTTGCTAATACTGCACTTGACACCGATACATCTTCAATACTTACAGTTATTCCGCTTGCAGGTTTTATTGTTATGTTGTGGTACAATTGGGTGTATTCCTGTCCACCCGTAGTTGATGATAATATTGCGCCTATTAATGCTGATGCTGCTACACTTGTAACATTAACAATACCCGCTATCGAATTTGTTCCCATTACAATATACTCTGCTGCTGATGGATTTACTGTTGCCTCAAATGTACTTAATTTATCATCTATTGTTTTATTGTCTTGATTTGATCCTAAATAAAGTCCTGTTCCATAATCATACATGTTCAAAAA